TTTTTTGTTGATTTTGTTGTATAATAAATGTCTTATCATCAAGGTTCTTTTGTATTTCTTTTAACCTTTTAGCTAATTCTTTCTTATTGCTAATTTTTATCTTAGCATCTTTTACTAAATCTTTTGCCTGTTTCTCAGCAACTTTTATTTTATCTTTAGCCAAAAAACCTTCTACCGTAATTTCTTTTTCAATATTTGACTGAATAAGCTCTAGCATTTCATCGCTACCGTTTTTAGCTATCTTTATTTTTTCTTTCTGAAATTCAATGTCTTTTAAAAGCTCTGCTACTATCGCTTTTTCTGTTAAATCAGAAATTTCATCTAAAGTCTTTTTTGTATCTCCACTAGTCTTAGGGTCAAGAACAGCTGATTTAGAAGTCTCTGCTAATAATCTATCAGCGTTTAGTTTACCTTCAGCCCTATTTAATTCTTGGGTTTGTTTTGTTAATTTTTTTCTTATAACCGATATTTTTTTATCTTTTTCTCCTTGTGCCTTACGCATAGTTCCCTCACTACCTCCCCCAGTCATAGCAGCAGGAGTTGCCATTAAGTTGTTTAGTTTAAGTTGTAATGCCTCTACCTCTTCTTGTTGTTCTTTATATTCATTAAGTGAGTCATTAAACCTTTTAGCAGCTTGTTGTTGTTCAAGCTTACCTAGTTCTTTATTGTATTTTAAAATAGCTGATGCAGCCTTTGCAACTTTAGCATTAGCTTCCTCATCATCTAACTTATCTCCCGCAGCTGCTAATGCTTCTCTACTAGCTTTTTGTAAAGCTTCAAACTTTTCATCTTCTTTTTTTGTAGCCTCAAGTAATTTTTTAGCATTTCTTTTTATTATATCAGTTTCAATATCAAAACCAAATGCCATATATTCTGAGTTAAAAAACTCTTTAGAATTAACGTAAGTATCTAGTATTTTAATTGATTCAGTAATAGAGTCTAGTATAGTTTTAAAAACACGTTTTATTGTACTTTCTTCTCCCGTTATGTTTTTAACAAAATTTTGCCAAGCGGTAGTAAGTCTATTTTGAGATGCTACTAAAGTTTCTACTTTGTCAACAGTTTCTAAACCAAAAGCTTGTTCAACTGCGTCAGCAAATCCTGGTAAAACTTCCGCTGAAAGCAACTCACCCTTTTTTAACATTTCATCTAACTTAGGAAGTGTAACTCCTAAACTAGCTGCCATTATTCCAAACGCACCTGGTAATCTTTCACCTAATTGTCTTCTTAATTCTTCCGTAGTTACTTTACCTTTAGAAAGCATTTGCTCTAAGGCTAAAAATACACCCGACAATTCATCAGTACGTAAACCAAGAACGGCTCCCGCTTTTGCCATTGTACCAAAAATCTTTTGAACGTCTTTCATTGCAAGACCCGAATTACGAGCTGCAGCTGCGAATTTTATAAACCTTGTTGTAGTTGCAATTAAAGAAAGACCTAAATCGTTAGATAGCTTTAACATAAAGGCTGAGTTCATCTTAGCTTCTAATAAACTAGATGAAGTTCTTTCTAAAGCAAAACGTAGTGAATCAAATTGCTTAGCTAGACTAAAAACATTCTTTACAAGACTAACTGCTAAATCTTTTAATTTCATTAAAGCAAAAAGAATACCACCTCCTTTAAGTATATTTCCTAAACCACCAAGGCTACCCGCAAAACTTTTTGTAGATTGAGCTGATTTTCTTGTAGCAACAGATATTTGAGATTGAGTTGCCGTTAAGCTTTTGAGCTTACCTTGAACTTTCATAATTCTCATTTCATACTGAAGCCAAGATTTATTTGATGTAGTTAAAGTTGATTGCTCTTTTTTTAATTTATTTATTTCATCCGCTAAGGCTTGTGCTGTTCCTTGAAGTGCTTTTGTAGTTTTTCTCTTAACTGCTATTAATTTCTTTTGAGATGCTATTAATGCATTTGTTTTTTGTATTTCTTGAACAATATCATCATTGTTAGATACACCTGTGGTTTTTGCACCAGCTTTGTTGACTTCCAATACCTTTAACCGTAAAGTCTCTAATTTTTCAGTAGCGGTTGTTATCTCCGCCATTGCTTGTTTTGAAATTATAATATCAACTTGACCCGCCATAATTTTTACCTTTTATTTTTTATTCTATCTAAATCTTTTTTAGCTTGAATAGATTTTTCTTCTGACCTTATAATCATAGCGCACCATTCAATTAACGGGCAAGTATAAATATCTATCGAAATAACCAAAGACTCCTGTAAAAGTATTTTTTCTTTTACTATGTCAAAATTAGCGTTTTTAGAATTAATATTAGCAGGTTTTAAAATATCTGCGTAATTAGATTTCTTAACCTTAACTCTTGTCCTAAATCCCTTTATTTCCCTACGTAACCATTCTATATATTCTAAAGCCGTTTCTTTATTATCTATTTCTTTTGAGTAAACAAAACCTTCGTCTTCATTAAAATACATTACGTATTCGGAAAACAAATTACTATCAACCTTCATATCAATTAAAATATCAAATGCTGAGGCTATTCTAAATAATTTAGTTTCGAGGTCACTCAACTCGTTTAATTTTCTGTAATACTCTAGTGACTTTGTATCATTAGTGTACTTAACTCTTTCGTCATAAATATTTTTATACCTATCCCCTAACTCTCTTAGCTTATCTTCAGATAGTGTAAAGTCTTTATCGCTTCTAAATTTTTCGTAAAACCATCTCATATCAGATGTTTCAACTATCTTGTAAAAATTATATACAGGTAAATCTTCAAAACTTAAATACGTCTTATCCTTAATCATTATTTACTTATATGGGTTTTAAATAATTTTCTTAATATCGGGGTTAAAATAACTTCATTAACAATCTTTCCTTGAACATCAGATAATCCTAATAATTTTTTATTTGTAATAAACCTTGTTTTTTTAGCGTTACCCATTCCCTTGCTACTAAATTTTATTTTAGAACTTTCGTAAGTTATGAAAATTCCGTTAATAAAAGCACCAGTCCAGTCAAAGTTATATAAAGTACCTAATAGTTTCGGTTTATTTGGTTTTAATTTTCTAGCCCAAGCTGCAGTAGCAAACTTGTATCTACCTACTTCTTTGTCTTCATAATTAAGACCCTTGTCTAAACTCACTTTGTTTAAATTAGTTATTTCTTCAGAACTTTCTTTAACCGCTTTTTCAATATTTGATTCAACCTTAAAAGTTTTTAGTCTTTTTTTGTACTGAACAACGTTCATATTTATATTTTTTATATTAAAAAAACCCTTCCTCGCATTGAGAAAGGGTTTTTCATTATTGTTAAAATAATTACTAAGCTACCGTAGCAGTTAGTACTTTAGATTTATACAATACAGAAGAGTTAGATATAACGTCAACCCCTAATGAAGCATCTCTAGTTTTTACCGTAAGTACTCCAGAACTTAAAGCTGGTACAGATAAAGTATAGAAACCATTTCCGTTATCAACAATAGCCGATATTGTACCTGCAGAGGTATTAAAGTCTGCTAAAACAAGTCCTTCAATATCAGTAATTCTATCACTAGATAAAACCGCTTTGATACTTAAAGTAGTATCTCCCGATGACGGAACACTTACTCCGTTTGCATCAGCAAAAGAAAGTTCAAGTCCGTTTACTCCCGTTACTTGAGAAATTGGAAAAGCATTAGCTGCTTCAACAACTGCGTAAGTAGAGTCAATCTGCTTTCTATCAGTTAATTGAAAAGTAAAAGTTTTCTTTTCAGTTTCAGTTGCCGTAGCAGGAGTTGTGATTGCTGATAAAGTTTGACCAGCTGTAAACCCTGTAAAGTCTCCGCCCGATGTTACTGCGAATTTCCAATTTCCGTTTACGTCTCCAAGAACGTAGTTAATATTCCCAAAACCTGTTAACTTAGCCATTTCCTTGTAGTATTCTTGACCTTTTTTCATTGTCAAAGAATATTTAGGAAGACCTTTAAGTGTTAAAGCTTCAACTCCTAATGGAGAAGTTTCTAAGGTATCTTCAGACATTGTTGGTTCAGAAGAAAAAGCATCCATTATAGGAATAACCTCTCCTTTTTGAACTAATGCTTCAACAACCGCTAAAGTTAATTCTGAGTTTTTTGATATTACTGTTCCTTTAGCAAAAGCTAAAGCGTGAATAACAAGACCAAAGGATATATCACATCCTAAGTCACCAGTGTTTATTGCTTCACCCCCACAACCTGCGGATTTTGAAGCTATTGTATTAATTACTGCCATTTTATTAAGTTTTTATTAATTAGTAAATTTATTTCATTTTGATTAGCTTCAAAAGAATCTCCTACTTTATATAGAACTCCTTTAAAAGTAAACTGAACAATAGCGATAGCTACTATTCTTTTTTTAACAACCTTCTTTTTTTTATTTACTGCCATAGTTTATTGCGTTTAAACATTTTAAATTAGAATTAAACCTCACGTCAATAGTAAGGCTAATTGCATCCCATAAATCAATAGTACCGTTCTTCTCGCTTTCAGCAGAGTAGTTTGGGAGTTTTAGTATTTTCCAATTATCTCCAATCCTACTTGTTGCATTTGATACGGTAAGTCCGTGTATAAGATTATCGGTCAAGGGCTGTAAAACAAGGTCAAAAGAAGTTTTATATCTTTCATTGTTAAACAACGACTGTCTCGTTTCTCTTGTTGCAATTATAAAAGAACATTCTTTTGTTAAGTCTTGACCTAAAGCACCTTCATAATTATCAGTAGAGGGTAGTAACCATATTAACGGGTACGAACCTTCTTTCATAAGTTGAACGTATCTATTTAGCTCGTCTTCGTCTCCCCAATGAAACTTTGGTTTCAAAGTATTCTTTGAGTTAATTTGAATAGCTGGAATAGTTGCTATAATGTCTCTTATAGTATGTTCAGATACAATCATATACCAAATGAATTTTGTTCTGCGTAAAATTTAAAATTAAAACCAAGAAAAGTAGCTTCAAAAACAACTTTAGTAACCTTATATCCTGTCCCAGCTTCTAATGTTGCTGTTTGAGTCAATGTAGTTTGGTCTAGTGTTAAAGTAGCGTTTGCATCTCCTCCAGGAATTGTTAAAACGTCTAATGCAGTATAACCTTCTCCAGCGTTTACAATTTCATAAGTTAATACCTTACCTAAAGCATCTACTGTTAATATAATAATAGATGCGCTTGTTGTTGGACTACCTCCTGTTAAAGTAAGTGGTGGAATAGGGTCGGGAAATATACTATCCTTGTCGTTAGAATCAGTTAAAAATTGATATAATGAAACCGTTGAACTTTCGGAACCATACCAATCTAGCCCATTAGTGCCAAACCTATTAACGTAAGTTATTGGGTTTGGTAAGCTATCTGCTTGGTATTGTCCTAAAAACTTATTATACGCTCTAATATACTTTGGTGTAGCATCGTAATTAGTAGCGTTTTTAGAGTCATTACGAACTACTCCCGTAGTTGCAAATGTTTCATTGTAATTTCTAAGATATTGAGTATATACATAACAAGCCACGAGACTTTGTTTGTTAGCACCCCTTAAACCCTCCCAGCGTTTTTTAACGCTAGAGGGATTTGTATAGGTTACACCGTTTACTAAGTCAATCCATCTTTTAGGAGCAGTCTCCAATGAAGGGGGGTCTGTATCTACAGAAAATGGTAATTTAGCTAATTGTGTTTGTAGTGCATCGTATAAAACAACACCTAATGCGTTAATCAATAATTCACGTTCAAATTCTATAATGTAAAAATCCAAGTCAGTTTGATTGGTTATACCAACCGCACCAACATTTATATCAGTATTGTTTGGGATATATAAATCCCCTTTTAGAAAATATGAATTATCGATTAAACCAGCCATTACTTATCAGTTTTTACTTTTTTCTTTCTTTGTGTATCAAGCTTTCCTGCTTTTTCTAAAGAGTCTTTGACCCCCTGTGAAACTCTCACAGTTCTACCGTTGAATTTTATTTCAACGGTAGTGTCCTTAAAGTGACCCATTATGCTTTAGCGATAGCTGCTTTGTCTACTGCGAAATCTCCTTTTACAAATGCAGGATAGTGATTAGATTTAACTCTTTGAACTAATCTTGCTTCTGCTAAAATAGTTACAAAATTCTTAGTAAAGTCATCATTCTCATAACCTACGTCAAAACTTAAACCTTCTCTAAATCTTACACCAGCTTTACTAAAATCTCCTACTAAATAATCTCCTTCAGTAACTCCCGTGTTAGCAACAACTGGAATACCTTTTACAACCGTATTTGCGTTTGTAGAAAATGGAGGTAAAACGTAGTGACCGTCAGTTCCTTTTGCTAAATCCATTGCTGTAACATCAGAAGGATTCATAACAATATAGTTTGCTTGAAAAAGTGCAATCGAAATTTGATTGATAGCAACTCTTAATACATCAGCATTGATTGGAGTTGTAACTTGATTAACTGCGCCCGTAGCAAAAGTACCTGGAGCAAAAGCAGTAGCGTTAGTTAAAATACCCGTCAAGTTTTGTCCTGTTCCGTCTCCCGATAACAATTGAGCATCAATAGTTAAATTGATTCTTTCAGAAAGTTCTTGGTTAATTTCAGACTCCATTAAAGGAATATCATCTAGCATTTCTTTAGATACCTTGATATAAGCGGTAACTTTACGAACTGCAGCACTTGCAAGTACTAATTCAAAATCAATTTGAGCTTTAGCTGCTCCTTCAGCAGTCATTGCAGGTGCACCTTCAGCGTTAGCTTGTTGTACCCATTCCCATAAGTTAGAACTAATTGTTCCAACGTTTACTAATTCTAAGATAAAAGGATTTCTTCTTACGATACGAGTAATTCCCGCTTCTCTTTCAGCTTGTGGCATTTGACCAGTTGTGCTTCCAGACAACGTCATATTTCCAACTGCCTTCATTGTCATACGAATATTCGTCTTAGAATCTCCGTTCTTCATTGCTACTAACTTCTCTTTGTTAGCGATTAGCAATTCAGTTACTTGTGCTTTAAA